GATTTTCTGCTGGTTCCTGTGTATTTGCCTGCTGTTGTTGTGGAGTTGCAGTGTTCTCCGTTTCATTAACCGCTGTTTCTGCGTTCATTTAGTTACCTCTTTCTTTTTGAGTTGAGTCTACTCCCTGCCCCCTGGCAGTATCAAATATATTTATTATATTTGCTTAATAAACGTGTGTTTTAGGCGCTTATTTGCGTCCACCACGTTTAGTGTTCTTCTTTTTCTTCTTTTTTGGTTTCATCGCCATTTGTTTGGCCCTCCTTGCTGTTGATAATGATATGGCCAATGCTTGCGCTATTGTTTTACCTGAACGCATTTCTGACCGTATGTTTGATACAATTATTTTAAAACTATAACCAATAATTAAAGGCAATTGTTGTCCTCTTCTATGCCATCCCAACTGGGATGCTCAACCCACCCGAGTGTACGCTTGCGTTCTAAGATCTCTTTGCGTCTCAGTTTGCATATTGCATACAACTCGAGTAGATTATGCCGCGCCCTCACGCCTGCTTTTTTAGAGTTAAGTGTTTCAAATCTACGAATGTTATCGTCGTATTCAACCAACACTTCTCTCAGTCTTTGTTCAGTACCTTCAATAAAGGTATCTGGCATATCTGGAATGTACTTACCCACTAAACAATCCTGCTAGTTCTGGGTGTAGTCCAATTATTTCATCGTTTGTAAATCCCTCATTAACCATTGCACGAATATGGTTAACCATTTCTACTGGATCAGTTACAGTTGGATGTTCCATACCATTTACTGCTGGTGCAGTTGGTGCTGCTGGTGAAACTGGTATTTCATATTCTTTTTCAAATATAATGTTGTAAATTTTACCATCTATTTCTGACAACATTTTTGGATCTGTAATGCCACTGTCTTTTGCAAGTTTAAGCATTTGCACATCATTAAATTTGTCCTGTATAGAGAAGCTTCTTGGATATTCAATTTCGCCATCCCATGCTTCGCCTTGGTATGCACTCCATAGACGCCATATTTGCTCTTCTGCATGTTCTAAGTTCATTGCAAAGTCTGCAAGTTTAGCGTTAAGCATTTGGAATTCTGTTTGTAAACCAATGCCTGACAAACGTCTACTTTCAATAGAACGTATACCACCTAAACATGCCATTCTATCAATGTTATCAACCTTACGTGCCATTGTGTCTAGTACAGCTTCAATACTTGCGCCATCTGGTTGTAGTAGGTATGGTTTTTTAGCAGGATCAGCACTTGGTGGCATTTGTATAATTGCACCTGCACCTGCGCTTGCTTCAACGCCTTGCTCTAGTACTAAACTTGGGTGGTTAGTTAAGCGTATAATCTGTTCAATCTCTGATCCAAACTCATACAATTCTTTTTGTATATCTGCAATATCACCTACTGCTGATACGCCAACACCTCTAATGTTACTACGCTGTGCATACACACATACAGCTGGTATTTTACCTAGTGGGTTAGGCATACTATCAACTATATCACCTGTTTTATCAGCGCCACTTAATTTGTACACATTAATTTCTGTTGGTGTATATTCTCTAATGTATTGTTTGTCTTCGTAAGATTCTTCTTTAACTTTTAAATATGTTAGAGTGTATAGGCCATTTGCTTGTCTTGTATATTCCCAATCTAGTACATTCTCAGGAGTAAACATTGACACATATGGACGAATTTCTTGCTGCAATTCTTCTGCTCTTGTCATGGCATTGGATATCGGTTTATCTACTATAACCCATGTGTTGCCGTATACCATTGTGTAAGAACTTAAATCACGCATAAAGCTGTCTAAACTTCTGCCATCTAAATCTGCATCTTGTAGGAACGCACGTAGACCTAGTGTACCTTCTAACGAACCATAATCACGCTTTGGTTGTTTTCTATACAAGAAACTGTTGTATATGCCTACAACACTCTTCACATGGTTATCAAGCGCAACTTGACGTAAACGCTTTTCGTAATCTTCTCTTGACTCATAATAGTATGGTTCTAAATATCTACCTGTAAAGTAGTCATATCCGCCTTGGTAACTATCACCTAAGAACTTCCATCTATTGTTATAATGTGCATAGGCATCATGGGTCTCCATTATGATACCTACATTCGTAATTGCGTCACCTTTTATGACTCTGTCTCTAATTATGGGCATTAACTCCATCTCCTATTTTGTGTACTGCCGGAAAAGGCCCAACGTTGTGGTGTTGAACTAGTACTATCTGTACGTAACGGAAATAGGAAGTCAATTAGATATCCTACTGCGTCTGCCATATGGTCTAGTTCTCCGTCTTTTTCGATTATTGACGTGCCCGGTTTATATACCATCTTCTCTAAACTGTTTATGACCTGTTTACATTTAGGGTCAACAAACAGAGTTCTCTCTCCTGCTGTGTTTTTCAACTTAGCATTTACACTATTCACTCTATCTCTAATATGTGCATGTGTATTTTTAACTTGTACTTGAAATCCTGCATTTTGCAGAATACTTAAATCTGTTCTACCACCAGCAGATGTTTTACGTTGTCTGCCAGCAGGATCAGGATACATTGTAATTCTTGACTTAGGATATCTGTTGCGTAATTCTTCAACTATCTCGTCTGTGTTTGAACCCATCATTGTAATCTCGTCAATTACATATACAATGTTGCCTTGTATAACTGTAACACAAACACTCATAGGATCTACGTTAAAGTCAATACCGCAGTGTAGTTCTAAACTTTCTGTGCCTGTCATATCAAGCAGACTTTGTTTTCTATCAAAGTTGTAGTATACAACGCCTGAATAAGTTGTAAACGAAGCTAGATATTCTTGTTCGAATGTGCGTAAATCCATGTCACGCTTTGCTTGCTCTACTTCTGACTCTGGTACATTGCCACCTTCTAGTGTGGTGTATGTAAATCCGTCCCAATCGTCTTTTGCAAGTGCTTCTGAATACATTTCATGCGAGAAGCTACCAACGCCACGTGGTGTACCCAAGAACAATGCATGTCCGCCTTTGTCTGACAGTGTTGGACGTAGTACTTCTGTCCATACTTTAGGATCTAAGTCTTGGAACTCGTCTAGTACAATAAAATTAAGTCCTACTCCACGCAAGCTATCTGGGGAATCTGCGCCTTTTAGACTTATCTTGCTGCCGTTCTTTAGACGCAGGGTTAGTTCTGCTTCATTAGTCATGTCAACCCAACGTAAATCTTTTAATCTACCTTTTAGTTGATCCCATACAATACCTTTTGCCATTCTATAACTAGGCGCAACGTACCATACTTGACTGCCTGGGTTACTTGCGAACCTTGCAAGTTCACGCATTGCAACGTGTGTTTTACCGAAACGTCTACCAGTCACTGCACATCTAAATCGTGCATCTGATTCACATATAACTTTTTGTGGTTCACTTAAGGGCAATTATTTGTCCTCCAGTAGAATTTCAAACCCAGCACTTACACTCGAACTGTTACTTGATTTTGCCCTCACTTCAATATCAGTTCTTTCATCTAATACTTCTAGGATGTTATATTCTTTTCTAAAAGCTGTTCCTCTTAAAGTTGAAAATGCTACGGTATTAAACACGCCGCTGTCATTATGTAATCTTATCATTATTTTTGCTTCAACTTCTGTATCTTTACTATTGCCAATATCAAAGGATAATAGATATCCTCTTTTGCCAGCAGGTATAGTATAAACTGCCATTAGCGTTTGTCCAATACCTGCTGATATTTCTGCTACAGCTATAGTATCTATTGTAGCAGTAATATCACCTTGGTTAACAGTTAAAGCATTACCAGCACTATCTGTTATCGGCATTGATACTAATCTCATTCTAAATACTCTACAGAAAGTATTAATACTGGTACTGCCTACTGTAACATTTTCTGTTTGTAGGTTAAAGTTAGCATCTAAACCTTGTATTTCAACAGTAGCACCTGTGTCATCTGAATCAGTTGTTGTTAATGCTACAGTTCCATGTGTCTGGGGATATTCGTAAATGCCGCCTGCGTCCCATATTGTTTCGAACGCTTGTGATCCGACACTAGGGTTATAACCGAATTTTTGTATGCCAGATAAATCTGAATACATACCTCTTGCAACACCTATACCGAAAGGTGCGTTTAGATTATGTTGGAAAGTATCAAAGTTAGGCATTAGTCGTCGCTCCATGGTAGTGGTGTTGTGTTTTGTGTATCTTCAGGTGTGTCACGCATACCTAAATATTGTTTTGACAGAAAGATTTGCAGTCTTGTATCACCGTCAATTGCTTTTTCATACATTGAACGTCTTAAACTTTGTCTACCTTCGTGTCTGCCTTTTTCTAGTAGTGTACCAAATCTACGTTTTAGTGTGTCAGCTGTGATGCCAACTACTTCTGCTATTTCTTGATCTGTACATTGAATGCAAGCAAGTTTATAAACTAAGTTCCTGTCTATAGTTTTATATTTTGCTGGGCGTGATGTCTTCTTATCGCTCATTATGCCTGCCTTTCTGCTACTTTCACTCTAATATTTCTACTGTCTGATTTAGAATTATTAGTAGTAATTTTATATTCTACATTGTAAATTTTACCTGCTGTGCCGCCGCTTAGAAACGCTGTTGCAACAGTGGTTGTATTTGTTGACAAATCCAGTGCAAGCGGGGTTGTGTCACCGCTGATTGTTTCTACAGTAACAGATAATGCTGTTAATGTTTCGCCTTGCGGCAACCAATTAGTGAAATCTAAACTGTAGTCTAGTGCAGCATATGGATCTTTCTCGATATATGTGCCTACTCTGTCAGTTTGAAAACCTGTTAAACTTGGCATTATTCTCTCCTATTTCTCGAAGTACCTGGTATATTGACAAATACCAAGGGTTGTATGACAAGTGTTCTTGTCTCTGATGGCACTGTAAATCTTCTATTTTCTTGCGTTATAGTATTTACACGGTTTTCGGATTTAACACCAAATAAACGTAATTCTTTAGCAATTTCTGCAATTCTTGTTTCAGAATCTATATTATGGATCCTATATGGATCTACCTTAAAGACTCGTAAATCGCCAGTTAAATTAAACTGTGCCGCCGCAGTTGCCGTTCCTCCATAGAATACTGTTGATTTACTAAAGAAGATTGCTTGTGCTGCTAATTCTACTGTGCCTAATGATCTAATCATTCTAGCAGTTACATCTAAATCACCTAAACTTGCACTTAATATAGTGCCGTTTCTAATTGATTTACCTGCAATGCTAATATTTGCCTGTGAGTTTATTGTTGCTGATGTATTTCTAGTTCTTACGCCATCAATACTAATATCACCAAGTGTTGCCTGTAATACTGTGCCTCTTCGATCTAAACGTGCATTTGCTGTTTGTGTAAATGCACTGGATAGTGTACCTGTACCTGCTCTAATACCTAACGCTGTAAACGATGGCATCGTAAACACGCTAGACATATTAACAGGTGATGCCTGTACGTTAGTGTTACCTTCTACATCAACTGTAAATTGTGTTGATTGTAAACTAGGATATGCATTGATGGTTTTTATACCATCTACACTCATTGTACCTAAATTAACAATTAGTGTGCTTGGATTTCTTGTAGTGCGTCCTTGTGCATCTAAGGTAATTGTATTTGTAAATGTACCAGTACCTTGTGCAACACGTAGACCGTCTACTGCTACAACAGGGCGCCATGCCTCAGCTCTTGATTTCTCCCAAGTGCCTGCATCCGCCCATGTTTGTTCGTTAAATGTGTGTTCTAGTGTAGCACCGAACGTTTTTGTAACACCTGCACTTACAGATAATGTACCTGATGATACTTTTAATACTGTGCCTATGCGTGTTCTTACGCCGTCAACACTAACAGTTGCAGTCGCTGATATGCTTGCA